AATCTATACAGTCGGAGATGCTAATCCATTTCCTAAATACGATGTTACAGCGAAAGCTTATACGGCCGTTGACCCAATAGTAATAAAACCATTAGACAATTCTGCTGCATCTACTGCAAATAGGAACCGTCTAGCAATAGACGCTGGAAAAATATCTGTTGGTGCAAATCAAAAAATAAAATCAGTCACGCCAGGTGTAGTAGTAACTTTAAATGGACTTTTTTACAGGGCAACAGACATATATTTAAAAAACTTAACAGACACTGGATTAACATCTGCTCAGATTGGGGTATTTTATGGGCAGGTGCAAATATGGCAGAGAATAACGGAGATATCAGAAGGGGTATATGTTGCAGTGCCAAATGGATATTATTGGTTCAACCCATACACCCCAAGGTTCTACTTACTTAAATCTTCATTTGAATCCACTTCTTATTACGGACCAAATATTACTGTCGACGAAATAAGAAACGGAAGAGTGGCGGCTTCAATTGAGACAGGTAAATCTCCAGCACAAGCAGCGGCAGAGACTGAGGGAATCGACACTAAAGCCGCTGCGACCTTGGACAGTATCCAAACCGGTCAAACCCAAGTGTCAACCGGCGCGACAGCTGGAACTACAAGAAATGCCAATGGAACGGTCCCAGATAATGGAACATCAACAGGAGCAACAGGAGCAGTAATCAGAACAGCTGTAAAAGTTCGTGGAGGTTTTGGTTTTGTAAATCCTGGCCAAGTAACCGGAACGGAGCCACAAATGGTCCAGTACTACAAGAGTGCTGGGAGCCAACTAACAGAACCAGATAGACACATTTTTATTCCAAAGCCAAATCAAATCAACTATCAAAACCTTGGTTCTGAATGGACTGAAATAGACAGAGCTGGAAGGATACCTCTTGTTGACTGGAAGAACTTTAGATTAATGAAGGTTTCTTTTCAGTTTATTGTAATCCCAGATGAGACATACAGACTTGGAGCTTTTGGTAGCACTGCAGACGATGGAGTTACGCTTTCAATAGACGACAAACTTGAGAAGTTGAGAAATATGGCTGCAAGGCCATACCCGGTAATTCTTTATGGATTTGACGACCTTCTGACTAATACGAGTGAATTCGTATCTTCTGGTGGTTCGGGTGTTCAGTTCGTAATAAATGAACTGACAATTTCATCCTTGATGAGAACTTCAACTGGTGCAATAAATAGAGCAACGTGCGACATAACTCTTCAAGAGGTACCAATTGAACTTATTAATCTAATTTCTCTGCCAAAGCTTGTTCCTGGTCAGACAATTCCGCCGAACAAAATAGACAACCCAATCATTACTGGGAGCCGAGCAAAGTTCACAGACAGAGTCGGGTAAGCACAAATGGCTGGAACAACATATATCGACTTGAATCAAGACAGATACGACGGAAACGCTCAAAGCGTAAACGGTTCAATATCTATCGGTTCTCTTTCAGCTGGATTAATGACGTCTATAGACAATTCAATAATAAGTGTAAGCCTTAATTATTCGATGAATGAGGCCTCTCAGTTAAGTTTTGAAGTGCTCGAGTCAATGACAGTTGACTACACGAGAACTTCTTTTGCTGAAAAAATGTTTCCAAGAACGCTCGATTACGCTTCCAATAATTACTTTCAAGTTGGCACTGATGTTGTATATGAAACTCAGTCCCTAAATGAGCGTATTGACACAAATAACCCAAGCAACAACGCCCTAGTCCGACAGAAACAGCTATTCGAGATAGCCAGCGTTGACTTCAGTCAGGGCCCTGGTGGAAGCCCTGTTTGGCAGGTTCAGTGTTGGACTAAAGCGATACAGCAAATGAAGAGAGATAGAAAGCCAGACCCTTCTTCAGGAACTTCGTCTCAGTACGTAAGACGTGCTGCTGAAAAATATGGATTAAAATTCTGGGGTGAAGAAACAACAAAAAAAGTAAAGATAAACAAGGCAACAGGCGGAAAGCAGTCAGACTCGCTGTGGACTGTTCTGCAAAGACTAGCCACAGAGGCAAAGTTTGTTTTATTTGAGACTGATGGATATTTGATATTTGCATCAGAAAAATATTTGTTGCATAAATGGGGTATAGACAGTGGAGACACTGTAAGAATTTGGAATAAGAAAAAAGAACAGTTTATAGTTAAGCCAACAAAGTTCATACCTTTGCAGTATCCATATGTGACCAAGGGGACTCCTGGATACTTTTTTGCACTGTCATATCCATCAATAAACGTATCTTCTAATGACCCGAGATATGGCTCCGGGAGCATTGTCATAGACAGGACCAATGGGACGCAGGTAAGACCAGGTATGACAGCCTATATCGGTGATGTTCCAGGTTTCAACGGATACTACCTAATTGAGACTGTTACATTTAACGATAGAAGCCCTGACCCCGTTAGCGTCAACTTCAGAAAACCAACCAGGGAAGAGAAAGAACAAAAAGAGATTCCAGTTGGAATTAGATTTTTATCAACGAATGCAACACAAGCTATTCCGACGCGAACTCAGGCATCGGTTAAACCGGCCAATATAGATGCGAGAGTCTTCCCGCTGCCAACAGAGTCAAATGAGTATGCGTATCCAAGAATGGCAACCGGCATAGTCTCTACTGGCAACATACCGCTTTACTCAAGGCCAGTGCTTGTGCTGGAGGGAGAGGTTGGTACAACGTCCGCGATAGTTGCGTATCAGAGAAGCAACGGAACAATAAATAGCGGAAAATGGGAAGCCGGGAATACCGCTGTATTGATACCAACAATATGGACTGTAGATGGTGCGGCTAATCAATTGAGCGCAGCTAATTCAATCCAGAAATATATAGATACCGGATACCACCTTGGAAAATTCTCTTCAAAAGAAAAAGCCCTGGAGTACTCAAAAATCATTCAGCAACAGCAGCTTCAAATTTTAATAAAGAGATTCCCAAACGTTGACCCATATGCAGGTGGGACGTACATGAATACGGCTGGCTCAACATGAGTATTCATAAATCTATTGACATTCATTCATTGGTAGTCATTAATGTAAACTCTATTTATTCAATTTAATAAAGACGGACAAAAACTATGACAGTTCCAAATGTAGTAACGACAGACAGCGCAAAGGGTTCTTCACACCCACTCGTAGCTGGCTCTTTCTATTCTGGAATCGTGACGTCTGTGGACGCATCTGGCAGGGTCGAAGTAAAAATACCAGCCCTTGGAACGACCTATGGCCCAGTAACCCCAGTTGGGACAACGGAGTTAAATAAATTGTCTGTTAACGATGTTGCTGTTTGCACATTCACTGACGAGTTTGTTTCTGACGTAGTTGTTTTCGGTTCAGGAAAAATTAAAGCAGATGTTTTTGCAAGCAAAGCAACCTTTGACCAACTTGTATCCACCGTTAATTCGCTCGCAGCTCGAGTAACAGCACTGGAGAACGCGTAATGGATATGATGAAATTTCCAATAAAATTTGATAGAACCGGCATACAAAAGCATGCTGATGGGTCGCAGGATTACTATGCGCAGATTTTGAGCATAGCGATACAGACCGAACCAAGAACACATGTATTTTCCCCTACTTTTGGAGTACTTGACCCATCATTTAGAGGAATAGATAGAGGTGTATTTGTTCTGAATGCATCACGATTTGTTCCAGAAGTAAAAATAACAGGACTAAGAACAGACATCGACCCTAATGGGAATTCGCTAAAAGTTGAATTTTCCTTCAAGATAAAAAGCGAGATATAAAAATGCCAGCTGATTTTTCACAGTATGTAGACTTGACCGTTTTTGATGCTCAACCAGGTGACATTTATCTTGAAGCAATCGAACTTGCACGGACAACTCTCCCGGAATTTAATCTTAGAGTCGGAACCCCAGAAGACGCAATATTCCAAGCAATGGCATACATGAGTTCTTTGGTTATTTCTTCAATAAACAGAGTTCCAGATAGGCTGATGGAGGGAATAGTCAGCATGATGGGACTGTCTAGACAGGTGGCAGTACCAGCAGAAATTGACGTGACCATAACTATTGGGAACTATTCTGGAGGAACTGTTCCTGCTGGAACCGTGTTTAGCTACGAGACATTGTTCGAAGACGAAGTCCAGCAATATGTTTTTCAAACGGTTGAAGCAATATCCATTCCAGCTGTTGAACTACCAGAGCCAGGAGACGACTATCCTTCCGGTTCGGTTCAAGTGGTTGCATTGTCTCCAGGAGTAATACCGCCAATAACCACACCTGGAACGCAGCTAACGGTTTTGAGCGCAGGAACGAACATACTTTCCGTTGAGACATTTGACAATTTCAGAAACGGAATAAATGGCGATAATGACTACGACTATCTTTCTAGGGCAACAACATTTTTACGCTCATTAAGCTCGGCTATAACAAAATCAACACAGGCCGATTCATTCATATTATCGAATTACCCAGAAACCGTAACAAGAGTAAAAACATACGACTTGACATATGGAGAAGATGGACTTGGTGATATATCTGTAAAGCGTGCTCATACAATTGTAAATACATATCTACAAGACAATCTCGCAACTGTTGAGGCTGGAGAAAATCACTTGTTTGTCGTTGGGGATGTGGTTTCTCTTTACGATTGTGGAGCGAAGTTTAATGGAGAACGCACATTAACAGCAACTTCAGATACAACATTTTCTTTTGTTAGCGTTAATACGAACTCTGGCAGTACGGCTGTTTCTGGGACAGCTTCGGCAGGAGTTGATGTAACCGGAAATATAACTATTTTTGGATATGGAATTAATTCGCTGCTTACGGCTACTGAAAAACAAAATATATTTTATCGAGTTTCAGAAAAAGCCGTAGCCGGTCTAAATATATACATTAGAGACCCAGACTTGCTTCAGCTAAATGTTGCTTCATCGATAGTTCTTGACCCAACGTACGAACAAGTAGAATTAGAATCTGCAATCGAGAATACAGTTGCCAACTACTTAAGCCCAATTGAATTTCCATATACTGAAGACAGAGTTAGAAAGACTAGGCTTATTTCGCTAATAAGCAACATACCCGGAGTCGTTTACGTCCAATCGCTTTCTCTTTCCCCACTCAATGACGGTTGGCTGCCACAGTTCGATGATGATTTGATTTTCCTTAATAAGGGAAGCCTTCCATTTATCTCTGTTGAAGAATTGGATTTCACTTACACGCTGGCGCCGGAGTGACATGGCAACAACGATAAATCTTTTATCAGATGAAGCCGGGCTATATGCTGGTTTTTCTGCTAGTGCTGGCTATTCGGCTTTCCAAACACCATTGCTTTGGACCGCAGATGACAGCACGATAGAGCTTATCCCTACTGAGTTTTTAACTACAAAAAGAAATGTCGTTCGAGTAGCGCCAAACATCTCTGGACCAATAAAAGTTTATTTGCTGAACCAAGAACTATCTACTGCAGTATGCGGGAGAATACTTTCGTTCAATGCAAAAATAAAACCAGGAAATCAGTCGAACATTTCGGCAAAACTGATTATTGATGGTGTCACGCAAGAAGATGGAGTTTCACACCTTTTGTCCGGAGGTGTATATGGTGCAATTCAGTCAAACAGGGTTGAGGTCCCAGATGACGGAACAATCCACTATGCGTCAATTGAAATAACAATATCTGGGCATGAGGCGCAAAACATATTCGTAACCTATCCAAACTTAATTGACGACGAAGCTTTTTATCAAAATAATTTTGTTCCTTTAGCAAGAAACTTTATGCCTGATTTCTATTGGGAAATAGACAGTTTGGAACTGCATCCGACTGCCCCATATCACCGTCTTATAGATATATTCAGCACTGCCACAAATGACGTGTACGAAGAATACAAAGCGATATATCCATTTGAATCCGGAGAGCTTAACGTCCCGGATGATGCATCTAAGATTTATTCAAAAAGCGTCCTTGTTAATCCAAGCGTAGTTAGGTCCAAGTACGCCAACTGGCTTGCGCAATTTAGTGGTGCCCAAGCAAAAAGAAACCTTTCCAGCTCTGCTGGATTCAATTACATGGACAATCTTGCAAGTGAGCTAGATTTTCTTAGATGGCAACTCGACTCTTCTGCCTACGGCTTTTCTGCTGGCAATAGAGGGTCGATTCTTGAAGCCGTTGAAAAAGTTCTGACAAGAACAAAAGACGGTGAACCTACAACATTCTCTGTTTCAGTAACTACCAGCTACGAAGATGACCCTTGGTCGATATTAATAAAAACAATCGAAAATGAAACATTGGATGCCAGCGCTGGCGAGCCGAGCAATTTTGTTCTTGCTGCAGTTGAGGGTGCAAGGCCCCTTGGCTACAAGATAAACCATTTAACAGTTACAGCCTTCTATCTGACCTTAAATGACACTTCACTTGGAAGCTTGAACGAACAGTCCCTTTCGCCAGTAACCTCGCTCCCAGGGGCCCCAGATGACGTCTCAGTTGATTCTACGACCTCGACAAGCGTGACTTTGACATTTACGCCGTTGTACGGGTTGAACTTAGATGGTGGTGGCGTTATTTCAAATTATGAATACGCACTGTCAACAAATAACGTAACTTACTCTTCCTACCTGCCGCTAAGTCCAGTTAGAGGCCATCCGCCGATAACCATAACCGGTTTGAGTTCTGCAACAAACTACTGGGTGAAGTTGAAGGCAGTGAACGACCTAGGAACTGGAACGGATGAGTCGGTAGCAATTTCATTTACTACTTCGTAAAAAATAGACGTGATAAAATCAACTTTAAATATTGAGGAGAATTAAAAATGGCTGGTGCAGGAGTAAAATTATTCAATTCTGGAGAGGTGCTTACAGCTGCGCAGCTAAACCAGTTCATAATGGACCAGACGGTTACGCGTTTTCCTGACGCTGCTGCGCGCGACCTTGCTTTCGGTGCAGCCAACCAACCAGCATTATCCGAAGGAAGAATTTGCTATCTGGACGATTCGAACAAAATTCAATTTTTTGATGGAGTCCAATGGCAAGACTCCGACCAGTTCGTTGTTGGTGATGGAGCAATAACTGAGGCAAAACTTGCTGCTGGCTCTGTTACGTCTTCAAAGATAGGTTCCGGCGCTGTTGGCGCTTCAAATATCGCCTCTGGAGCAATAACTAATACCCAGGTTTCTGCATCAGCAGCAATCGCATATAGCAAACTGAACCTTGGAACCTCTATAGTCAATGCCGATATTAGCGCTTCTGCAGTAATAGCCGATACGAAGCTAGCAACAATTTCAACTTCTGGAAAAGTTTCAAACTCAGCTACAACAGCAACGTCAGCAAATACGGCATCAGCAATAGTTGCGAGAGACGCATCTGGTGATTTTGTAGCCAATAAATCAACACTTGCTGTAGTTGACGTATCAACGGTTATAGAAACTGCAAACATTGTTGCATCACCATCAACTGGAACAATTAACATAAATTTCAATACAAGCCCAACGGTTTATTACACAAGCAACTCAACCGCGAACTGGACGCTTAATGTTAGAGGAACAAATACTGTCACCTTGAACAACAGTATATCAACTGGTCAAATTGCAACTGTTACATTTATTGCTACAAATGGCGCAACTCCATTCAGACCTACGGTTTTTCAGATTGATGGCTCTGCGGTCACGCCACGATGGATGGGTGGTACTGCGCCAACAACAGGAAATGCAAACTCGTTAGATGCATACACCCTTGTTGTAATTAAAACTGGAGCCGCAGCCTTTACAGTGCTCGCAAGCCAAACAAGGTTTGCATAAGGTCATATGCCTTTCCTAAATCGAATTGGTAGCGGAGCAACCAAGAAATTTGGTTTTGGTGCAGGAGTAAAACCTGGCGCGCCAATAATTGGAACGGCGACACGTGGAGACCAGCAGGTAAGCGTTGCCTTCACCCCACCAGAAGCGATTGGAACAGGAACACCAACATACACAGCAACCTCAAGCCCTGGTGGATTCACGTCTTCCGGTCTGACTTCTCCACTGTTGGTTTCTGGTCTGACCAACGGCACTGCTTACACATTTACGGTAACAGCAGAAAACCCTTTTGGATTCTCAACGTCTGCTGCATCAAACAGTGTTACACCAGCTGGAGTTCCAGCAACAGTTGCGAAACCAACAGTAAGCCTTCCAGCGACTTACGGAAATACAACGGCATCTGTCAGTTGGACGGCTCCAGCAGCAAATGGTACAGCAATTACCGACTACTTTATTCAGTTCTCGAGCAACGGAGGTTCGAGCTGGACGACATTTACGGACACTGTGTCTACGGCAACATCGGTGACGGTAACTGGGTTGACAAACGGAACCGCCTACGTGTTTAGGGTTGCAGCAGTAAACACTGTTGGCAACGGAAGTTATTCGCCTGCTTCCGACCCGATAACTCCGCTATTTGGAAAGATTCCAACTCCTGTTATTGGAGATATCGCAGAAACAACAAGCTCGATTCCTTGGTGTTACACCAACTACAACAGCTACATTCCAGTTCAGGACGGCGGAACTTATACGTACCTGTACTACGACTTCAATGTCAATGCACCAAACGACCAGAACGGCGCATGCCACGGATGGACTGGTCTTGCAGAGAATCAATACAGGTCAACCTATCTGAAACTGCAACGACCAGGCTGGGCAGATTCTGACGCCATATTTATCGCAGAGACCACAAATACCTATGTGCCTCCTGCGCCTCCTCCGGACCCATGTGCCGGGTACGTGTGCGGAACCGCCTATGCACCGCTATATGGGTTCAACGACTGTTCGCCCAACTCTGTTGCACAAGGCTGCTACTTTGGTGGTAAATGGACAGCGTACGGCGACCCAAATTGCGGTTGTCCAGCAACATTCGCAGAATTCACTGGTACTTGTTGCGGATTATTTGAATGCTGTTCTTAGGAGACAGCTGTTAAGCTGTTGTGACCATCATTTGTTTTTAAATTAAAGTTGAATTAGGAGAAAAATGAGCGACTCAGAAAAAGCAAGGATACCAGTGCCAGACCTGACAGGGTTTCCAACATTTGTGTATGTTGTTGACGGACTCGTAGCCTGGGTGGAAGTCCTCCACCCAAACGATGAACGAAAAATTGCTATATTGTCATCCAACCCGGTTATGCATGTTCTTGAAGGTGGATTTCCAGCACATGGAATTGTGCCAAGAGTCGACACCGAATGGCCGATTTAATCCTTCTTTGGGATGATAAAAATGTCACCTTGGCAAGAATATAAAAAAAAACTTGGGACAACACGCCCATGGGATGTAATAAATCCGAACATTGAGCATTCATCCGAAGAAGAGGCTGAGGCGCGTATGCGCATATGTCAAGATTGCCCCAGCCTCCTCAAAGTCACCAGTCAATGTAGGGAGTGTGGATGCTTTATGAAGATGAAAACTAAAATCAAAATAGCTCAGTGCCCATTGGGGAAGTGGTAGAACCAGACTGTATATAAAATGCTTGTAGAAATTGGTCCAGGTGGTTCCGGAATATTTTTAGGGAAATTGATTAGCGGCCGCCTTGCGCGCCGACTCATGGATGTGGTCATAAAGCTTGAATCACATACTCCATCGAGTGATGAAAGAAACAGCTTCACTACCTACTCAATAGATGAATCAGCCAAGGTTGGTGGGATGCGGTTGACTTCGATACTGAATTCAATATATTCACGGTTGACGAGTGAATACCTTCTTGCAACTGGCACGGAACTAAGTGTTCTATCGTTCCCAAACCCAAGCTGCACGATTAAAAGCCAAACTGCTGGTCAGTCCCACAAGATTCATACGGACGGTGGAGATGGCGATTACGGTATGGGTAGAATTCTTTACTCGTCAGCTATATGCCTGAATGACGATTATGAAGGTGGTCACACGCAGTTCTATCTAACCGGAACGATGGACAATCCAAACATCGATATAGACATCAAACTCAAGGCCGGAGAAGCGTTAATATTTAGTGCCGACTTGAACTACCATGGGATTTCAGAAGTTACGTCTGGTTCACGGTTTAGTTTAATTCAATTCTGGCGAGAGTAGTCATGGAAAAAAGTACAGATAATAGATTTTATGGAACAACCCCAGACGTCCGTAATGACGCCGCCGTGTCCGAGATATTCAACATGCACCACGAAGACCTCGGTGGAGGCGTGCTTAGATTCCCCGGTGTTGTCAATATAGACAAGAGCACCCTTCTTCCATACATTGACAAGAACTCAAAATCGTCTCATGAGCAGAGATGGACATGGGACCATGATGAAGAGGGCAACCTTTACGCGATAAATGAAGATGGGAACAAATTTTCTCCCGAGCAAGTAAAAATGGTTCCGGTAAGACTCTTGGAAGTGGTCAACCAAGATACGGAACCAGAAATGATAGAAGTCTTTAGATACTGGGAAGACATGATTTACAAGTGTCTACTTAGATATATCGATGAATTCCCAATGGTTCTTGGAACTATCTGGTGGCGCACAAAAGGCCACGCCATGAGATACGACGAAGGCGCCTTCCTTGGTATACATAACGACAACGACTCCAACTACAGAGCGACAAATGGAGAACGTTTTGTGC